AACCGTATTGCCAAAGTGGTTAGCGCACCATTAAAGCACGATTCGGTCATTAAGGAAGGGTACGAAGTCATGTTTGAGCCAACCATCCTGTACAAGCAGATCTACCAAGGTTGGACACAGCATTACACCGCTTTGGTTGACCAAAAGAACATGCTGTTTGAATTAACCCCTTCAATGATCATTCTTTATAGAGCAACCAAAAACGAGGAGTGGAAAGGGTATATGGGAAATTGTTTATTGGAACCCATTAAAGATGAAGTACCAAAAAGCAGTTTTTTGATATTGCCGGATAACCATGTAAGCACCTATAAAAAAGGGAAGGCCATTGTAAAATATAGCAATACAGAACTTGATGAACTTGGTGTTTTGGAGGGTGACGAGGTGTTGATAGGCACTGAATTCATCAATGGTGCCAATGGTGTCAAGTTTTGGATCGATGGCAAGGAATATTGGTGGGTTCGCAATTGTGATATAATGGCCATAGTTGAAAAAGTGGCATGAGCGAACCGTTGACATATTATGAGGAGCGATTGCCTGATCTGATCAAAAGTTTAAAAAGTCAGGTAAACAAGAACTTTGAGGTCATTAGTAAAGAAGTGGAAAGCGACTTGAACAGTGATCGTTATGTGAATGTTCTTAAAGGAAAACGGTTGGCTGCGGAATATTCGCTATCGACAATGAGGGAGATTGACAAATTAGAACAGGATTTAAAATCTGGACAGGAAGGTTATTATAAAAAAAAACTTCCGACACTTATTGAAAATCTGAAAAAAATGTTTGACATCAACCTAAAAGTGGTCGATTTGGATATTGATGATGAATATGACGATGATAAATTGACCGAGGACAAATATGTAAACGTCCTAAAAGCAAGAGACACAGCAAGAGTGGACAACACATGGGTATTGAAATTGATTGATGACTTGGAGCGTGAACTACGTGGGGAAGACAAAGCAGAGAAAAAACAAAGTTGGGCTAGAATAGCCGCAGACAGAAAATAATGATCTTTTATCTTGGAAATATCAACCCTATTATTGATGAGAAAATCATCAGCAACCGCAATGTCCAAAAGTCATGGAAATATGGTTATGATAAAGAGTACGACGTCATCATCATATCCAAGGATGGTACATTGGGGCCTATATTCATGATCAATGGATTGAACATTGGGCTTCCTGCCATTCCCAAGGAACGCACCGACATCTTGAATTGGGACAAGACCGCCACCAACCAACGGTGGAAGCGTAAGGCAGAACCCAAAGGTCTTAACAAGGACACCCAGTACAATCCCGAATTTGAGGACTATATCATAGAGGAAATACGCAGAAGGAACGAAGGGCTTTGGATCTATATCAAAGGCGAACCTGTTTACATGCCTGGCAGTTCGTATTTCTTTTACCAATGGAACAAATTGGATGAGGGCTACCCCAATTTCCGAATTATTCAAAATGAATTGATGATCTATTGGGAAGCCTGTAAGGCCGATCATCGTTCTTATGGCATGTGCTATGTCAAAAATAGACGTTTTGGATGGTCTTCAATTTGCAACAACGAACTTGTAGAGACTGGAACCACCCACGAAAACAAAGAATTGGGGATTATTTCCAAAACCGGTAAGGACAGTAAAAAAATGTTTTCAAGATTGGTCAGGACCTTTAAGAAGCTTCCTCATTTCTTTATGCCGGTATGGGACGGTACGACCACACCCAAAACCGAATTGGTGTTTTCAGAGCCCAGCAAAAAGAAAGGAAAGGACGATGTTACTTCTGAAATTGAGGAAGGGCTTGACACCATTATCTCATGGCACAATACGGTTATCAATGCTATGGACGGTGACAAGATATTCAGGAGCGCCATCGATGAAGCGGGAAAATTCCCTAAAGAGTGCCCTATTGACGATTATTGGAACATTGTACAGACCTCGCACCGTCAGGGAATACGCATCATTGGCAAATGTATGATGGGAAGTACGGTGAACAGCAAGAAAAAAGGAGGTGCTGAATTTGAGAAGGTCTATTTACAGTCCGATCCCACAAAAAGGACCAAGACCGATCAGACCGAAAGCGGATTGTACAGTTTGTTTATTGATACCGTTTATTGTTGGGAAGGTTATTTTGACACCTACGGTTTCTCTATTGTGGAAGACCCCGAACGCCCTATGATGAATGACGTTGGGCAATATGTTTCCATTGGTGCCATAACCCATTGGAACAATTTAGAGGATGGCAAGAAAGACGACCCTGAAGGGCTTAACGAATTTTACAGGCAGAACCCACGTACCATTGAGCATGCTTTTAGGGACGAAAGTGACGACTGCGAATTTAATCTTGTAAAATTATTGGATCAAATCACCTATAACAAACGGGAGCACAACCATAATGAAAACGGGAGTGACGAAATAGAACGAGGGAATTTCACATGGAAGGATGGAATTCAGGACAGTGAGGTCATTTGGCGTCCCGATCCCATGAACGGACGGTTTTGGATCAAAAAAGGATGCCATCCGTCCAAGGAATACCGTAACCAACGGGAAATGAAGATACAATACGGTATCAGGGCTTGGGCACCCATGGCCGAACATTTGGGAGCTGGAGGCGCCGACCCTTACAATAGGGACCGTGGTGTTGACGGACGGGGTTCCAATGGCGCCATCCATTACAGTACCAAGTCCAATACCAGCGATTTGCCAAACAACGAATATATATGTGAGTATATAGACCGGCCAAGCAAGGTTGAACTGTTTTTTGAGGACGTGATCATGTCGATGGTCTATTTTTCGATGCCCATATTGGGTGAGCTTTCCAACGAGGCTTTTTTAACTTATTTGGTAGATAGGGGCTACAGGCATTATAGTTTGAACAACCCTTTTAAAAAATGGCACGAATTGAGCCCAACAGAAAAGAAACTGGGAGGTGTGCCACCACAAGGGAACACTATTGCCGATGGCCAGATGTACGCGATGCTTGCCTATATAGAGGACCATGTTGGCATTGCCGACACCAATACCCATAGACCTATTGGAACCATGGGAAACATGGTGTTCAACAGGACATTGACCCAATGGAAGGATGTGGATTTAAAGAACAGGACCAAATATGATGCCTACATTTCCAGTAGTCTCTCACGTTTGGCCAACCAAAAAATAGCAATCAAAAAACCCGAAAACAGGGAGAAGCGACGCAACCCTTTTCAGCAATACGACAACAGTGGAACATTATCTAAAGCAATGTAATTATGGAAAAGAAAATATTTAGCCCCGACCCATTGGCCACATGGGAAGAAAAGAAAAAGACCGAATATGGTCTATCTTATGCGTACCTCATCAGCAAGGAGTGGTTCAATGGCGGTATGATCACCGATAACAGCCAATACGGCAATAGGCGCGATTGGATCATCAACAAACGTTTATTGGCAAGAGGCAAACAGGACACCAAAAAATATAAGGAGCACATATCAAGACAGGATGGTGATTTGACCTATCTTAATCTGGACTGGAGACCACTTAACAGTTTGGGGAAATATTGCAACCTTGTTTCCAATGGCATCAATGATAACAATTACAATCTGGATATTAGGGCCAATGATCGTTTGACCGTACAGCGCAGGAAAGACCAGATGGCCGAGCATAGGAACACTATGAGATCAATGCCGTTGTTGAAAAAGGTAAAAGAACAATTGGGATTGGATTTAATACCAAAGGGGTTTATCCCGGAGGATGAAGAAGAACTGCGTTTGTATTCCGAGATCAAGGACCGACCAAAGATTGAGATTGCCGAGGAAATCACCATCAATTATATTAAAAACACCAACAACTATGATTACATTGAAAAGAGAAAGAATAAGGATTTGGTGGAAATTGGTATATCGGCAGGTAGAACTTGGACCGATCCTGTAGAGGGCATTAAACTGGATTATGTGGATCCAGAATATTTGGTGCATAGCCATGTGAACAAAAATGATTTTAGCGATGCCACCTACTTTGGTTATATTGAATCGGTCACTTTGGATGACATCAAACGTGAAAGCGGTATGGATGATGAAGACCTGCGGAAGATTGCCAAATATTATGGTGCCGCCAACAAAGGCAATGTTATTTACGAGACCACCGATATTAGGGATTTATTATCGTTTAAGGCCGATGTTTTACGTTTTACCTTTAAAACCAGTAAGACCACGGTTTATAAGGCCAAAAAACGGGACGGCAAAACCATAAAGATCACTACAAAGGATGAAAGTTATAATCCGCCAGAGCGCAGTGATTATGGCAGATTGTCCAGTACCAGGGGCACTTGGATGGAAGGCAGTTTTATTGTGGGCACCGAAACCGTTTACAACTATAAAGAGTGTGAGCATATTGTACGTGACGAACAGAACAAGCCCATGTCCCCATTTATTGTTAGGGCCACCAACATCTATAAAAACGAATTGCACAGTTTCTTGGACGATCTGGAGCCAGTGGATGACCAGATACAGTACATTAACCTGAAGACCCAACATTTGATTGCGGAACTGAAGCCCGACCTTATTGTCATCAATGAGGATGCTTTGGCCGATTTATCGGGTTCGGGCGATAAGGCAAAGATGTGGAACGAGACCCTGAATTTATTGAACGTTAAAGGTGTTGTTGTGGAAAAAGCCGTCGATATGGGCGAAATGGGCGTTGGCACCAAGCAGGCCGCTCGTCCCGCTTCCA